GGATAGCAGGCTTAGATTTGATCGTCTTCAAGACATTGTCGGTGTACAGCTGCTGAGCCTTGATGGCCCAGTAATCTGATGCCGTCTTCCGCCGCTCTGCTGCTTCCGATGACGTGTCCCTGTACCTGATGGCATCACGGTACTTGTGAAGGCCAGCGAAATCGGTGTCTTTAAGCGGAGGCGGCTCACCCAGCGCCATCGCGTCTCGGTACTGCTGGCTGATGTCCTCCGCTTGAGCACCTGAGGTAGACCACGACCCAAGAATCTTCCTCACCCCGCCGAAGAAAGTATACTCGTTGGGCTCATCCAGGCTGCGGTCGTTTCCGCTGATTGCGTACGCCGCACTTGCCGGGAGCCCGGCGTCTTGAAGTGCCCCAGCGAGGAATCGGTACTTGAGATTGTCAAGCTCATTGGCTGTTTCATCATCAGCGAAGCTGAGGCGCCCTGCCTTGATCAGCTCGGTGACCCTGCTCGAGTCCTCAGGTGAGAGATAGTCAGAGAAGTCACCACTCAGCTCACGCGGCTTGCTGATGTACTCACCGGGAGTGAAAACCGGGTAGCTGCCCGGTTCCCTGATGGCAAGCTTAAGTGCCGCAGCTTCATCAGCTATGCCGGCTAGCTCAGCCTTGAGCTCAGAAGTAACGGGAGTCTTGTCGTACGGGTCGTTATCCGGCTCCTGAGCCTTTTTCATCCTGGCGATGACCTCGTTTAGCGTCCCAACCGCCGACGGCGGCAGGAAGTCACCAAACTGGTCAGTTGCCGGCCTCAGTGACTTGTCGTCACCCGCATAGATCTTGCTGGCTTCTTTGCTGAGTGTATACCCAATGCTAGCCTGGACATTGACTGAGTACGGCACCTTTTTTGCGGGATCACGCTCTTTGGTGTACCTGTCACCTATCTCCTTCAGGTGAACCGACATCGACGCCAGTTTGCCGGCTATTTCATCCTTATTCAAATCCGGCTTCAGGTAAGCCTGAGGAGTCGGCTTGACGGCTCTGAATTTGGGCTTAGGTGAGCTGAACGGGCTGCTGAGAATACCCGAAGCAGCTTCCGGTTCTTCAGAATCACCTGGCTGCAGCTGAGTCAGGTACACATGCCGCTGGCCGCGGTCATCTACCTCATCGTGGTCAATGCGGAAGCTCGCACCTCGGTCGAGGATGAGCTCCTTCTCTTCCTTCCGGTACGCCAGGCTGCCTGGCTTGATGACCTTGACGCCGGCCGGGACGATGATGTGGACGAGCGCGCTGCCGGGATCCTGGCTGCTGAAGCTGCCTTCAGCGATAGCCTCATCGGCGGAAGTGCTCGTGAACGACTTCTCATGGAAGACGGTGCCGACTTTCGAGCCAACTGGCCCGAGCAAGTCAGGCGAGTCGGCGTCATTCATGAACCCGCGGTGGACGACGACCGGCTCACTGAGTGCGGGGAGGTTCTTGAATGCGTAGTCTAGCATTCTCGCATCATCACCGCCGTATCCCTGGCCGGTACGCAGGAACAGGTTCACCGAGCCAAAGCTGCTGTTGGCGTACCGCCCAATGGCGTCTTTCTCAATCTCCGAGATGCGCGCCGTCTTCGCGTTCTGCAATGACCGGTACACCTTCGATGCGTCACGCACCGGCGGTGACGGCTGCATCCCATCTGCGGTCTTGACCCATCCTTGAGTCTTAGAGGCCGGCTCAGGCGGCTTCGGCTTAGGCTCTGGCTCAGGCTTAGGAACAGAGACGGGTGGGATGGGAGCAGGTACCGGCGCCGCCTCCGGCTGAGTGTGACCGCTGACCGCCTCATTATGATGCTTCGCCAGCGCCGCCAGCGCCTCACGCTTGTAGACGCCGTGGTATACTTGCGTGCCGTCGGCGTGCGTGACGGTGAAGGTGGTCGTGCCCTTGCGTGGGGTGTCCGGCTGCCTGATGACGGTGCCGAGCTTCTTCCCCGACTCGCGGTGGAGAACACTGCCGTCCTTCCCCATCTTCAGCTCGGTGCTGTCGATGGAGTGCAGCCCCTTGACCCACTCACCATGCGGGCCGCGGAGCTCATGCATCCACGCGGGTTCCTTGATGACGTCCGGGATGAGCCCCTTCGGTGCTGCCTTCACCAGCACCGCATCCGACATGAAGCTGTCGTCATCAGTCAGGTCGATGCCGGCGACTTCAGCCGGCATGATGGCACAGCGGCAGTTTGGGTGCCCGGGCGGCGCCATCACCCCCGACGGGAATGGCTGAGTCGTGGGGATGCTGCCCACCAGCTCGTTGCCGTGGCAGGTGGGGCAGACTCGCTCGTCAGGCGCGATCTCCCATTCCTTGCGGCTGATCCCAGTCTGCGTATACCGGCTCATCGTCGCCGCGGTGACGGCACGCGCCACCTCAGTCCGGGCGATCATGTCAGCTCGGCCGGAGATGTTCAGGATGCTCGGCAGCCGCCGAGCCAGGCTGGCGGCACTGTCACCGTCAGCGACGGCCTTGCCAATCTCCTCCGCCAGCCGGTCCATGTTCGTATTCGCGACGGACTTAATCGTCTGGACGCCGTACGAGTCGAGAAGTGCCTGAAGCCGTGCGCCACTGCCGACGATCATGGCCGCATCAGGATCACCTGGCTCCCACTCGCCCCAGTCAGCACCGGTGCGTGCGATCACCGCCTTCGCCGACTCATCGCCGAGAAACCATGCCTCTTTCCAGAGACTCTTCAGCGTCTGGCCGAGCCGCGTCACCAGGATGGCTCTGATGTCATCGATCAGGCCTCGGCGAGTGGCGGTGTACGTCCCATCCCACCAGTCATCGATCAGCCGCTCCGCCTCAGCGACCGCCTGAGCGAAGGCCAGCTTTACCTTGCTGGTGTACACCTTCATCAGCTCAACGTCACGGTCCCAGCCCGGCCAGCGTGGTGGGCCTTCCTCAGGCGGCATTGACTTGACGACAGCCTCAGCGTCGGCATTGCCCGGCCTGATGACAGGTATGCCTGAGTCATCCAGCTCAATTATGGCATCAGTGAGCTCTTCTTCAGTGCCGAGCACCGGCTGCTCCGTATGCGGCAGTGAAATCAGCAGGAGTGAATGAGTACGACCCTAGACTCGTCATTGATGTGACGCTCTTCGAAGCGAAGTCAGGGAACGTGAACACATGAGCTTCGCCTCGGTCTTGGTTGACAACCTGGACCACCAGAAGTGGCTTCAGCCCTTGAGAATCGACGGCATCACGCTTGCGTGCCACCTCAGCACTCTTGATCGCCGTCTTCTGGTTTTTCACCTTCGCCGACAGCGTCTTCAGCTCACCACCGTAGTTGCCGACGGTGAAGTCAAGTGGTGTATTCCGCCGGCCGTGACCAACGTGCGACACAGGCTGGTAGCTGCCACCGAAGGCTTCTTCAAGCAGGTGAGAGCCCTTCATCTTGAAGAGCTCTTCAAATGTGTCGCCAATGCCTGTCTTCGACATCGGCTTGCCGTCCGGGCCTGTGAACGCTGACGGTGTCTGGCCGTGAGCGACTCGCAAGTCGTCGGGACGGACGACGGGATGAGCCTGTGGTGCGCCAGTGTAGTGCCAGCCGTGCTCGTACCCCTTAGGCCCTGCCTTCTCAAGCAGCTGAGAAGATGAAGTCCAGCCAGGGCTCGGTGCTTTTGGGCCGGCATCAGCCTCCTTGACCATGTCATCAGGCAGTGTGATGAGCGCCGTCATCACCGCCTCATCAGGCGTCAGCCCCTTGGCGAGATCTTCTGAGATGGCTGCGAGAACCACCCCAGGGATGTGCTCTGCCTGCCAGGTGCTAACCAGCCGCCCCTTCTTCAGGTGGCGAGTGAGTGCCTGGAGCTCAGCCACGGCTGCCTTGTTCTTCGGCTTAAGCTTAGAGTTAGCCGGTGACGAGCCGCTGTTGCTGTTGCCACTGGACCCGGACTGGTTGCCCCCGCCCGGCTTGGCAGACGAGGTACTCGCAACGCCAGCCGCGGCGGCGGCGTGACCGGGAGTCTTGCTTGCTCCGGCCTGGCCCGCGGCGATCTGCTGCGCCATCTGCTGAGCATGCTGGTGCTGGCCCTGCTGCAGCTGCTGAGCGCTCTCGTTCTTCTTGTCCTGGATCGCCGCCTGGCCCTGGTTCTTCTGGTCCTGCATCTGCTGCTGCTGCTCGACCGTCGGCTGAGTCCCGGGTGGCGCGGCGGAGCCGGAGCGGAACGCACTCTCTGCGGCGTTGCTGCCGGCGACACTAGCGGTGGCCTGTGCGGTGGCCTGCTGGCTTGCCGCCTGGAAAGGGATAGGCCCAGTCGGAGTGAGCATGACAGGCTCAGACGTCTCCGGAAGGCCCCAGGGCTGGAGGTTCAGCTCCTCACGGCACTCATCGATGGACCGCAGGCCGTTCGTCGCCTGCTGGATGAGCATGCCAGTGAGTGTCTCCTGATCTTCCTCCTCCTGCATGCCCTCAAAGACAAACTGCATGTCGTCCTGGCCGCAGACGCGGTGGAGGATTCCCTCGAAGATATCGGAGAGGAAGTTGAGAAGCGGCTTAGTGGCGGTGCGCATCTGCTTGTTCTGCGCCATCTTCGCCATCTGGTTGGACGCACCCGGTGACTGAGTGGTTGACACCTTCGGTGAGATGCCCAGCTCCATTGGGCTGACGTCGAAGGCCATGCACACCTGGTTCATGACCACTTCGTCGAACTGGTCAGCCAGCTGCGCGGCATGCATGGGGTCGATGTGGCTGCCAGGCGGCAGGACGATGATCTTGTGCTTCCAGGCGGGGTCACCGGCGATGGCGTTAAGAGCGTCCTGAAGCTCACGGATCTGGTTCGGCGTCATGTTGGCGTCGCCGGGTGAGATGAAGACGCTGGGGACGGTGCCCTCAGTGAAGTACTGCAGCTGGTAGGTCTGCTTGTTCAGGCCGGACCGGACCGGGATGAGCGCGCGCTCGATGGGTGGGAAGCCGTAAGGCGTCCACGTCCGCGGGACCATGGGAAGGTAGAGAAGCTGGTCACCCTTGAATTGGTTCAGCTCACTGCCGCGAATCCCGGCCTCATCGATGTCACGCTGTGTGATCATCGTCATCAGGTCCGACCGCGGCACCCCGTAGAGATACTGCTGGTAGGCCGGTGCCGGTGGCCGTGGTGTGCCACCTTGCATATCCAGGAGTGGCCTGATGGTCGCTCCGTGGATCAGCTCCAGGCTGTCCAAGTCAGACCCCATCAGCCCCTTGCCCTGGCCCTTGCCCCACTTCGGCCGCATGAGGACGGACAGCGCGTCGTAGACGAAGACCTCTTCCAGCAGCGCGTCGATCCAGTTGGTCCAGCTGAAGTAGTTGGGGTCGGGCTGCTTGAAGAACTTGATGACCTTGGCGCGCCGCTTGCCGAAGTCAGCCATCTGAGCCGGTGATCCCTGGTACGCCTTCGACGCCTCAGGGGTAGGTGTGATGTCCCACTCCAGTGAGCGAATCTCATTCTTCCGCAGCTCGATGCAGGCGCGAGCTACCGAGTACAGGTCCGCCAGCGTTCGCAGTGTGCCGAAGCTGCAGAGCTTGAGTCCCTCGAGCCCCGGCTCGCCAGTGGGAAGGTTCCAGCCAACCTCGTACTGGAACCGCCTTGGCTCCGGCCGGTCAGCTCCCTCCGGTGGCTGGTCGATGGGAACCGGCAGAATGGGGCTGAAGGGGCCGAATGCGCCTTGAGTGAAGTCCTTCGTCGGCCGCTGCAGGAAGCTGCCATAGGCCCGGGCATAACCGCCCTCATTGGCGAGGTCTCGAGCCAGTGGTGAGATCTGGCCGATGCTCGGGCCTGAGACAGACTGAGGAGACGGTGTTGGCCGCGCTCCGCCGGGGCCTTGAGCTCTACGTCCCGCCTTGGCTCCTGCCAGGATCGCACCAGATCGTGCCATCAGCTCTTCTTTCTCAGTGGCAGGACTATGATCTTGTCTTTGTACTCAGGATCTTCAGCGAGCCGCTCTAGCGCTGCTTGCAGTTCTTCTCCCGTGCTCATGCTCTCACGCCTTTTGCTGGTTTTTCTCAGGTCAGCCGAATGAGATGAAGTTGACGGAGTACGTCGAATTTGACTGAGTCGCTGCTGGAGTGCCTGCTGACGAGATG